GGAGATATCACAAGGCGGCGAGCCTTTGGACGTGGCGAATCTGGAGAGCCTTTGCTGGAGCTGCCATAGCAAGGTGCATGGGTTCAACCAAGGGTAGGGGGGGGTTGAGAGTCTACAGCCCTACTTGATTTTTTACGCGGGGGAATCACGCGCGAGATTCCGCAGGTTGGGATATGGGGGGGTGCTTCAAATCAAAGTGGTAAAAATGCGTGTCGAGGACTTGATCCCATACGCCAGAAACGCCAGAACACACAATGACGAGCAGATAACTCAGATCGCCGCTTCCATCAGGGAGTTCGGATTCATGAATCCAGTTCTCATTGACGGAGATAGCAACATCATCGCCGGACATGGGCGCGTGTTGGCCGCCCGGAAGCTGGGACTTGAGGAAGTGCCGTGTGTGATCCATGACCACCTGACGGAGACGCAGCGGAAAGCGTATATACTCGCGGACAATAAGCTGGCGCTTAACGCAGGGTGGGATGACGATTTGTTGCGGCTGGAACTGTGCGAGTTGGTGGATCTCGGTTTTGATATGGAACTGACGGGCTTCGGGCTGGATGAAATAGACGCTCTCGCGGCTGAAAAGAGCGAAGGGCTGACCGACCCTGACGAAGTGCCGGACGTCCCGGAAGAACCGACAACGAAGCCCGGCGACGTTTGGCTTTTAGGGCGACATCGGCTGATGTGCGGTGATAGTACTAGCGTGGACGATTTGGAAAGGTTGTGCGCTGGAAGTCTTGTCGATATGTGGCTTACCGACCCTCCGTACAACGTGGCCTATGAAGGTAAGACAAAAGACGCTCTGAAAATCCAGAACGACGCGATGGATGATGATTCGTTCCGGCAGTTTTTGCGTGACGCTTATGTCGCGGCAGATTCTGTCATGAAGCCGGGGGCTGTATTTTACATCTGGCACGCAGATTCGGAGGGGTACAACTTCCGTGGCGCTGCCCGGGATGCGGGATGGACTGTCCGGCAATGTTTGATCTGGAAAAAACAGTCGATGGTCATGGGAAGGCAAGATTATCATTGGAAGCATGAACCGTGCTTGTACGGGTGGAAAGATGGGGCCGCTCATCTTTGGGCCGCAGACAGGAAACAGACCACGATCCTTGAGTTTGACAGACCAAGCAAAAGCGAATTTCATCCAACAATGAAGCCTGTCGCTTTATTTGAGTATCAAATACTCAACAACACTAAGGGTAGCGATATCGTTTTAGATAGCTTCGCCGGGAGTGGAACAACCGTTATCGCTTGCGAAAAAACGGGGCGGGTTGCAATGGTGATGGAACTCGACCCAAAATACTGCGACGTGATTATCAAGCGATGGGAAGACTTCACGGGCCAGAAGGCAATTCTTGAAGAATAGGAGGTGAACACTTATGTCGGGACCGCCCAGAAAACCGACAAGGCTGCGCATTCTGGAGGGCAACCCGTCAAAGCGCCCCCTCCCAAATAACGAGCCGCAGCCCGATCCGACCATGCCGGAGTGCCCGGACTGGTTGATGGCTGACGCAAAGGAAGAGTGGCACCGCGTCGCGCCCGAGCTGCACCGCATCGGACTGCTGACGATCGTGGACCAGACGGCCCTGGCCGGCTATTGCCAGAGTTACGCGAGGTGGAAAAAAGCGGAGGAGGAAATAAAACTCCTCAAAAACACCATTTACCCGTTAAAGGACGAGGCTGGCAACATCAAAGGCTTCCAGCAGTATCCACAGTACGGGATAGCAAATCAATGTCTAAAACAAATACGGGCTTTTTGCTCAGAGTTTGGATTGACACCTGCAGCGCGGGCGAAGATGGAACTGCCGACCGAGAGGAACCGGGACGACGACTTCGCCTCCAAACTCCGCTCGAAGATAGGCTGATCCCATGTTCTCTAGGAAAAAAGCCGACTGGGCCATTGAATTTATCTCCCGTCTCACCCACACAAAAGGAGAATGGGCAGGCAAACCTTTCCAGCTCCAAAAATGGCAGAAGATGTTTTTGAAGGAACTCTTCGGGCGCGTCAAAGATGACGGACTCCGGCAATATCAGACCGCATACCTAGAGATCCCGCGCAAAAACGGGAAGTCTGAACTGGCCGCCGCCATCGCTCTTTTTCTCCTCTTCGGAGACGGGGAGCCGGGAGCGGAAATATACAGCGCAGCGGCCGACCGCGAGCAGGCATCCCTCGTGTTCAACGCGGCCGCGCAGATGGTCCGCAATGACCCAGTGCTCTCCGGCATGTGCAAGATCATAGACTCTCAGAAGCGGATCGTGTTCTACGAGACGGCGAGTTTTTACCGGGCCATCAGCGCGGAGGCATACTCGAAGCACGGATTCAACGCGCACGCCGTCATTTACGATGAAATTCATAGCGCTCCCAACCGCGACCTCTGGGACGTGCTTTCGACCTCCATGGGAGCGAGGACACAACCGCTCATGCTCGGGATTACGACGGCGGGGTACGACCGCAATTCGATATGCTGGGAACTTCACGACTACGGGCAAAAAATCATTGACGGCGTGGTTGAAGATCCAACATTTTTCCCGCTGATGTTTGCAGCCGACGAAGAAGACGACTGGACGGATGAAAAGGTATGGAAGAAGGCGAATCCAAACCTCGGCGTATCCGTCAAGCTTGACTTTCTACGGCGAGAGTGCAAGCGTGCGCAGGAGATCCCCGCGTACCAGAACACTTTCCGGCGGCTGTACCTCAATCAGTGGACCACTCAAGAAACGCGCTGGCTGGACATGGAGAAATGGAGATCCTGCGGGTACGACTTCGACCCGGAATCCCTCACCGAGCTGCGCTGCTGGGCCGGAGTTGACCTGTCCAGCACCACGGACCTCTCTTCCTGTGCCCTGGTGTTCGAGCCGGACGAGGAAGACAGGGTTCACGTCCTCTCGTTTAATTGGGTACCCGGCGACAACATCGCGGCAAGGGTTCGCCGTGACCGCGTACCATACGACGCATGGGCGCGGGACGGGTACCTCACCGCCACGGACGGGAACGTCATCGACCACGACTACATCCGGCGCACCATAGCGCAGGATCTCAAGGCGGCATTCCCGTATCTGGAGGTGGTAGGGTACGACCCGTGGAACGCAACAAAGTGGGCCATCGACCTCGAAGGCGACGGCGTGCCGGTGGTGCAGATCAGGCAGGGGCACAAGACTATGAGTCCGGCGTGTAAGGAGCTTGAAAGGCTTGTCCTCGGCGGATACCTGCGCCACAACAATAATCCCGTGCTCACCTGGGCCATGGACAACGTGATGATCACGCAAGACCCGGCGGGAAACATTAAGCCCGCAAAGGATAAAGCCACGGAACGCATTGACCCTGCCGTAGCGCTGATAACCGCCATTGCTACCATGCTGGAATTCCGCGACGAGCCGTCGATCTATGAATCGAGGGGGATATTGACCCTCTAGTTAACCCACAAGTTAAGCCGCTTTCCTTCGGGAGGGCGGCTTTTTTGTATCCTCTCGAAGGGAGGCGTTCAACGATACGGCTGATGTTGGGTGATTGCCTTGAGAAGATGAAAGAAATACCCGATGGAAGCGTGGATTTGACAGTCACAAGCCCGCCATACGACAACCTGCGGACATACAACGGCACGCTGAATGATTGGACGCCGGAGAAATGGCAGGCCATCATCCGCGAGTTGTTCCGCGTCACCAAACAAGGCGGCGTGGTCGTGTGGATCGTGGGAGATGCAACGATCAATGGCAGCGAGACGGGAACCAGCTTCCGTCAGGCTTTGTATGCGATGGAGTGCGGGTTTCGGTTGCATGATACGATGATCTACCAGAAGGCGAATCCGGTTCCGAACGAGGTTGGGTTTCGGTATCAGGCCGCATTTGAATATATGTTTGTGTTTAGCAAAGGAAAGCCAGCCGCCTTCAATCCGCTAAAAGTTCCGTGCGCTATGTTTGGCAAAGTGAAGCCGAAGCGAGACGGCAAGCAGTTCCGTCAAGCGGACGGCTCAATGAAGGCTGCTCGCGGTTTGAAGTATAACAAGCCGGAGAAATTCAGGCACAACATCTGGCAGTATACTTTGACAGGCGCTCGCGAACACCCGGCGGCATTCCCCGAAGCACTCGCACGCGACCACATCCTAAGCTGGTCCAACCCCGGCGACGTGGTGCTAGACCCCTTCATGGGCAGCGGCACAACGGGCAAGATGGCGATCCTTGAGGGCCGCCGTTTCATCGGCATAGAGCGCGAGGAAAAGTATTTCGATATTGCTTGCAAGAGAATCGAAGAAGCACAACGAATCATGGAAACGGAGCCGCCTATTTTTTGATCGGGAGGCGGCTTTTTTATTGCAAAAAAGGGGGTGAAAAGCCCTGAAAAAGAGCGTTTTCGCGCAAATAAAAGACATTTTCCGGCGGGGATTGTACCCCGGAGGACACCCGTCGGAAGCCGAGATCGTTCGCATACTGACGGGGGCAAGCCTGACGGGGAACACGGT